CAGAAGGTGCGCCCTTTGAGTCTAACTCATAGAACATAACGTCAGCAACTTCTTTAATAGCATATTTATCAAGAATAATTGCCATATTAAATAGCCTCCTATAAATTCTTAATCTATATTTCTAATCCAATATTTTGGTTTTACTTTTTTGCTATCCGCGCCGGCAAGTAATGAACGAATATTAATATCATATTCCTCTTTTTGCTGCTCCATTTCTATTAACCAATGAACGCACGCATAGCTTATCTCTCCAATATTAAGTGGAGTAATTCCAATTCCCATACAACAAATTGCCGCCAATAGAGTTCCAAATTTTGGTCCATCCTTTGCTTTCTTTTTTTTAACAATTTTATCGTGCTCGCGCACTTTACGTTTCCAACGTGTAATGCGCGGATCCTCATTTGGATCGGGCACTTCTGGAGGCTCCACTTCTTTTTCTCCCATTACTAGACGTATTTGGTTTTGAAAATCGAAATAGTTATCAGCTGTAATTAATCTAGGTTCATCTAAATCTATATCTGGATCTATATCATCTTCATATTTCCCAATTAGAAACATTTCAATTTCTGGTACAATTGCTACCGGCTCTCGAATTAATTTATATAATCCTTTAATAACCTTTTCTTTCATATTTTCATCTTGATAACAATTAATCATCAGATATTGAAATGGAGTTGGAATTTGCTCAATTCCTTCCTTATCATAAGCATCTTCCAACTCTTCTTGCGTCATAGTAAATAGGGCTTGACATATTAAAAAGTCATTATCCCCACAAACATCATTAACTGTTGGAGGATATATCTGACATATATCTTTAAAATCAACTGGGAAACCTAATAGAATCTTTTCATTAATCATAGGAAGTAATTACAAAAGTTTGTTCATAAGCAGAAATTTCTTCAGTTAAGAAGTTTAAATCAAAATCTCCACCAACCATTTTTCCCAGTCCTTCAATTTTCTTTCCATTGAGAGATTCTTGAATTTCTCCCATAATAGCGAATGGGCGCAGATTTGTATTTTTAATAATCCACTGAGTCATTGGAACAAAAATTTCTATACTTATATTTACGTTCTTAAACTCTTTGTTTGTTATTAAACCACGACCGCGCGCAATTCTAATTGCAACAACTGAATGCGCGGTTTCCTTGGGACCAACTCGAGGCACTATTTTAATAAGCTTTTCAAAAACTTCATCTTGAATTTGCTCTGCTGTTAAATCCTCATGAGACAATGGGTCTTTATCAGTATAATATAAAAGTTTAAGTAAATTCTGGTTTGCAAGTAATCTCTTTACAATTAGTTGAGCATTAACTCCTAGATCAGTACAATTTCTTACACTACTACTCATTCTGCACCCCCTTATTAATCCAGAAGAAATCATCTTCATCATCTTCTGCAGTTTGAATAGGTGGCTCAGTTAAATCTCTTATATACTGAGGATCAACAGAAACAAATTCAACACCAGGAGTTGATTGGATGTCATAACCAGTAACTACATAAGCCTCTTTTAAAGCCCCTTCTCCGACTTCTAAATAGTCGTCTTTACGAATATATTCATTAACAGGAGTAATAAAGAAACTTAATTTTAAATTCTCTGTATATAATGTCTTATTTCTACTTCTAGATTTCAACTCATCCTTTAACATATTATCTTCTTGTCCATAGAAGTAACCCCAAGTACTGCGCTTCTTTCCGCTACGGTCTTTCCAAGTTAAATAATGAGTCATTTTAAGCATTATATATCTATTATAGCCACTAGCTACATAATCCTCTAAATAGTAAACCATCCAAGGAACTAATGTATGATCCTTATTAGGTATCATCAAAATAGTTCCACCAGGCATATCTAAATGTACATCAGTTAATAAATATCTGACTGTTTTTGTTTCATTTTGTCTATAAGGAGTAAGTTCACCCTCGCGCTCTTCTCCATCATATTCAAAATTCACATAATAAATAGATTTAAATAACTGTCTTTTAAAGTTTTCTTCACGCTGCCGCTGCATACGAGATTGGAAGTCGATACCATATCTATTGAGTCTTTTCAGATAAACATCTTCATAATAACTCATTCTTCTTCCCTCCTCGATAACAAAGCCATACAATCAAAAATAGTTTTTCTAAAATAACTATATGATAAATATCTCAATGAAGATATGTTATGAAATAGAATATAATAATCTATTCCCCTCTCATCCTCATCAAAACCCATTAGTTCAATCAAAATTGAATCTAAAAACTTCTCCCACTCACGGCCGCGCTCATACTCACAAAGTAAACCAAATAATTTGCTTTTTAGCTTATTATTATATCCTTCTTTTACATCTGGAGTATAATCCATCTTATTCACCTGCCAATTTCGTATAATCGAATGGCTTATAATGAATTGAACGGTAATAAATTCTTTCCAACTTTCTTGCTTTACTTTCTTCTCTATCAAGAAGTTTTTGAAGTTTATCAATAAGATTAGCCTGTGAAAAGTCCCTTTCTACATATAATGGTTTAATATTTTCCCAAGTAAGAATTTCTCTATTTAACCATTCGCATTTCATAAAGGTAGCTAAAATTTGGATTTCTTCATTATTTAAATCTCCAACAAAGTTACCTGAATCATCAATATCCAAATCAACTCGAGGAAATCTAAAATTTGGAATCGCTGCATCAAGTAACATGCGCCAATCCCTTTCAACTTCTTCTTCCGTCCAATTCAACCATTCATCTTCTAACATTTTTGATAAAAAAGCATCATAAATTTTACGAATAGAAGTCATTTTATTTCTCCTCTACTTCTGCTTTATTATCTCTATTAAGTTTAACTCTACTTAAAACATCAATGCCAACCGCACGTTTTAAAATCTCAGATTTTTCAAAATTAGTAATTTCATTATCAACCGCATAATTCGCAAGTTCAATTACCTGTTCACGAGGTAGTTCCTTAATCTTATTTCTAAATTCTGCAACTGATAAATCAACCAGCCATTCTTTTCTTTCTTTATCCGAAAGTACAATAATATTAACTGGCTCTTCTGCCTCTTCTGGCTCTAATCCAAGCTTCTTTTTAACATCCATATCCGCAATTCCAAGAACGCCATCAACAAACAGTGCTTCAACACCTGGATCATAAATGGCTTCTTCAAGTTGCTCAAAAGGAATTGTTTTAATCGCACCTTTCTTTTCCCAGACTCTTTTGAGTCTAAGCTCAGGCATTGATAAGATAACTCTGCTAGAAATTAAATTCTCAATCTTAACTTTATTTTCCATAATTTTACCCCTTTTATCTCCAAAATAGTAAAAGGGAAGGGGAATTAACCCCTCCCCTTAAAATTAATTACACATTATAAACTTCTTCATAGGTCTGAGTGATTCCCTTATTCTTGTAAATCGCCCAGTTATGGTAAGCCAGAATAGCCGCACCAAGTTTTCTATATGTGTGAATTTCCATTGACTGATCTCTATTAACGAAATCATACATTTGTGTTTGTCCTTCAAAGACAACCTTAACGACTCTCTCGCCGCCAGTTGGAAGAACATACGCCAGTTGAGGATCAATCCATGTCTTCTCATTCTTCTCATCAATGAATGATTGAGGAATTTGAACGATAGGAGTACCTCTGAACAGATTGATGTATCCAGTGTTATGAATAGCATCAATGTCCTGTGGATGATAAACGCCACCATAGTTACCACTCTGTGGAACTGGAACGATAGCATCAGCACCCATAGCCGCGATGAATTCCGGTGGAGCAAAGATAACTGCGCCGGAGCCATAAGCACGAACTGTGCTAATCAGCTTCATCATTTCCTCGCCATCAAAAGTGTTACCTTCTGCACGGTTGTTTTCTGGAACATCTTCCTTTTCAACAGCCGCGCGCAGTGCCTTTTGGACTTCCTGGTAAACTGCATCTGTCTGAGCCTCAGTTAAAATCTGAACTAACTCAGCCATGTTTTCAGCACCATCAAGCATTCTCTCGAAGTCGATTGTGCAAGCACCACCGATTGCATGAGCAGAGAGCTCAAATGTGCTGTTGTCTAATCTGAATGTCTCATAGACACCAGACAGACCGACTTGAGTGAGGAACTTCTTCGCTCTCATCTTACCAAGTCTTGTTCTGAACATAGCCTTCTGGCCTTGTCCAACTTGCTGAACTTCAGCAAACATGCCAACGGCATCAATAACCTTCTTAGGAACGATTTCATCAGCAGCTTCAATAATAATTTCATAAATGTCATATCTGTTCTTCATGAACTGATTGACAGAACCAGCCAGCTCTCTAAGTCCATCAACGAGCGCATCATTAACATTCTCAACAGAGAACTCAGTAGGAGCTTGACCTTTTGCCGCATAAACAGCTAATTGTTTTAATTCGCTAATTGTCATTGCTATATCCCCTCCTTAATTATGCACTCAGAACTTGGAACTTAAACGCAAACTGTCCATCAGGCATTGTTGTGACTTCAACAGCCTTAAGAACAGGACCCTCTTCAGGCTTAGTTTTTGTCAGTAAAATCGCGCCTTCATCACTAATTCCGCCATAGACAGTAACTGCACCGGTACCAGATAATTTAACCGCCTTAACCGCAGCATCATCGGCAAAATCAGAATCATAACCGAAGCAGTTTGTTGTGAATAAGTCACCAACGGAAAGATATCCAAGTCTTGGGAGGAAAGTACCTCTTTCGAGTTTGAAATCCTTCAGCGCATTGGCTCTTTCGTCATACATATGCTCAGTTGTATAGTTTAAAGCAATCGGCAGAGAATCATCAGTAGCGAACTTAACAGTTCTATTGACTCTATCTACCGCCAGCAGCATTCCATTCTCAGCAGGGACGTCTTCGAAGTCAGTCTCATCGAGGAAGCACTGAGCTTCAACCCTGCCATCTCTACGGAAGGCTACATTATTTAACTCTAATTGACCATAGCCGTCAATTGTAAATCTTTTAAAAGCCATAATAATTCCTCCGTCTATTATTATTTCTTATATCTACTAAGAATTCCTTCAATACCTTGGAGGTTTGATTCATCCTTAGGTGTGTAACCAGATTCATTTTCTTGATTTGAGAAAAGTGTCGGCTTGGATTGAACTAATGAGTAAGCTAATTCCTTATCTAACTCGTCTTTAGTCATATCTCCAATCTTCTCTTTGAAAGAATTAAGAACCTCAGCATCCAGTAAAGAACTATAATGATCAATAACTGCTTCTTTTTCCTTTAAAATAACATCTGCTTTAAAGGTTTCAAGTTCTTTATTCGCTTCTGTTAAAGATTCAATCTGTGACTGCGCCGCAGTATAGTTTTCTTTAACTTCATCTAGTTCAGTTTGTGCGTCAGCCTTTTCCTGTTCTAAAGTCGAAATCTGAGTATTTTGCTCTTCAATTTTCTGACTAAAGTTTTCTTTCTCTTCTTTCAGAGAAGCATTTTCTTCTGTTAATGAATTCATAGCTTCATCAACTTTCTCATAAGTATCTCCATTAATCGCATGAAGAGCCTTAAGAGCACGCTTTTCTTCCTCGTTTACGTCAACAATGTACGCAACTTCTTTATTTGTAATCTCAAGAGAATCTGTTTCATCATTCTTTGTATAATAAGCTCTTTCATAACCACAATTATGAGTATCAAAGACGATTGCATACTGGTCATAGACGTCGCAAATAACGTAGTCTAAAGCCCATTCGCCTTCCTCATTGAAATTAGGATTAAGAAGAGTCCAAATCATATTATACTTCTGATTATCAGAAAGTTTAAAATTCATCTGATTTTCTCCTCCTATATCTTGCTTAGTATTTAATTCAAATTCATCAATTTTCTTTGTTAACTTTTGAATTGATTCAAATAGAGAATAGAATCCCGCGCCTTCAAAACAAGGCTCATATTTTTCTCCTAAAGCTTGTAATCCGAGGAAACAACCTTCAGTAAAAACAAAATATCTTTTTCCATTAATAAATTTCCATTCTCCATCAATTGAATCAACATAAAGTTCCATAGATTGTGATTTTGAAACAATCTCTAAAGCTTCTTTTTTATAAATGCCAGTAAACAAGAATACATCTGCACAAGCATATTCCCTCTCAACTCCATCTTCATCTAAGTGTTTTTCCCAAGCAAAATTTGGGTTCTCTGGCACTATACCATAAATTCTACCCTCATAACGCTCGCGCCCATGATCGGTATAATCGTCTTCCATAGAATCATAAATACCTTTAACTGGTACATATGGAAGAGTAGAGATAAGTTTTTCAGCAAAATCATCAGTTATATAAGTACCATTTCTATTTTCGTACTTATAAAAAATTCGACATCTTGCTTTTGAGAGTACTTCATTATAAGCAGAGATATTCCCGTAAACGGAAAGAGAAAATTTTGCAAAATCATTTTTATCCATTCGTACTTGAACCTCCGCTGTCTAATGATTTCTCATTAGCAATTGTTTTTTCGCTCTTTTCTTGTGCTGGCTTTTCCGGACGTCCTGGACCATTACCAGATTCCGTATAAGACGTACTTAATGGAATCAGTTTTTCTTTCAAGTCTAAAACGTCGTTTTCCAAATCTTTAATATTACCAAGCTCTTTCTGCGAAATACCCATAGCTAAAGCTGGTAGAATGAAACTATAACCAGAATTAGCCATTTTTAAAGCTGTATCCGCGTATTTACTTTCATTATAAAAAGTTATAGGAAGAATAGTATATTTAAAAGAGATATTGGTATTTCCAAATTTTTCATTAAGAATAAAAGTTATTAGATTATCAAGCTTTCTTGCGAAAGTCATCATTAAAGCCATATCATTATTAATAGAAGTCTCTAATGAAAGATTGGATTCCGTTCCAAATAGCTGCGGGCTAGACCCAGACTCAGAGTAAATATTAAGCAAAGCTTTTTCAATACTACTAACAGAATTATCATTAGAAGTCTTTGAAACTACTGAGTCAACATCCGCATAAGTGGTCAAAACTGAAATGTTTGGGTTTTCCCTCATCATTTTAACCGTGCCCTCATGCATTACCGCTGCTTCATTAGGCTCAAACAAAAGTG